GGTAAGCACGTACCTCATGAACGTACAGGAAGCCGTTACGCTGGCTTATGTAGGTTGCTGCCGTTTCGTCGCTGCCTCTACCTGACGGGTCAACGCTGCAGATCGTTTCAGCATATGGACCCCACTCTCCCTGAAGCTGCATCGGGGAGTAGAAATAATCACTCGGTAGGCCAACCGTAGGTAGATCTTTGATGACATTACGAGGATCAGAGCACCAGATAACAGCATCCGGCGCTTGAGTTGGGTTAACAGCTGTGACAACAAGGTCTTGAAACTTAAGTGGGAACTTCTCTGCATCACTAAGCGTTGTGTCTAGTTGGAATTGCAACATGAAGTTGCTACGACCCATAGAAGCTTCGCGTTCTACTAGGTCCTCATCACCGAAGCGATCAGGGTCTGTAGGTCCCCACTCATCAGCACCGGACTCCATATCTTCCACAATCTGTGGAGCAAGAAGTCCTTCGTACTGAGACTGTTTATCCTTGCGTGGGTACCGAGCTGGCCAAACAAAGGGACGGTAATTACGCTCAGCTAGTTTGCGGTAAACCGTAAAGGTAGTCTGCGGTGTACCTAGGTACATAATCCGAGAGTCCTTCTTTGGTGTGAGGATTGACTCGGCTTCCGTACACAGCTGTAGCAGCTTTTCTCGCATGAGTTCCGTCATGGAGTTACCAGGCACCTCAATGTCGTCTAGGATCATCAGGTCAGCACGGCTACCAGTTAGTTGACCAGTGATACCCACCGACTTGACGGATGGCGCTTGGTGAGGCGAGCAGTTGACATCAAAACTAATCCGAGACCAGCGAGCTTCATCGCTCTTAGGCCTGAGGTGAGACAACCACGGTGTCTCAATGATCAACTTCTGCAGGAAGATACTCATGTTGTCTGCCCGCTCCTTTGAGGCAGAGATGATCATGATCTTCTTCTCTGCGTCGTTAAAGAGGGTCCACAACACAAAGGCTCCAGTAATCCAGCTCTTACCGACTCCTCGGAATGCTTGGATCTGTAGTCGTTTAGGTCCGTGCTGTAAGTAGTCAGCAATTGCGTATTGAGCCCGCGTAGGTGAGGGTAGATCTAGCTGTTGCCACAACGCTTGAAGGAATAGCTTGAAATCACCCCTCAGGGCCGCTAAAATATCATTCACGGTAGATTGTACCTAAGTGGGTAGAGAGACACCTTATAGGGGCTTGTAGGTGCCTCTCCGTTGGGATTATGGTGCGCTAGTATTACGCATTACCAATTGCTTGGGTTTGTAGTGAACCGACGTTCGTGTATTTGATCCACTGTTCCAATTAACCCAAAAGGCCCATAGCGCTCCATGGATGGCGCTTCGTTGATCAAAAGTTGAGCCCCAGCCGACCCCCTAGGCCTTGTACTTTGCCCCCTGTTTGTAGGTCTCGTACTAGGTTTAGGTATATTTAGAGTTGGCTTAGCCGTCCCCCTAGGCCTTGTACTTTGCCCCCTGTTTGTAGGTCTCGTACTAGGTTTAGGTATATTTAGAGTTGGCTTAGGTGTCGCCGGGTTTGGCTTTTGAGGCTTAGCTACCTGACGTTGGTTTGTGACTTGCTGACGTGGACGATTGACTACAGCTGTTGGAGCGGGCACCCATCTATCACCACTCCACACAACTTGTTTACCGTTAAGTATAGCTCTTGAGCCGTTAGGCCTCTTTACCAATTCCGTTGCAGTAGTGGGCCTTTGTCCAACGCTTGTAGTAACATTAGGGGCCGCTAAACCGTTGGCTGCCTTAAAGTTGTTTTGAATTTCAGGGACACGGCCTGGTAGATAGCTGGTTCTAATTTGGGATTCAGAGACGCTTGATGGGTGGAACTTCGATAGATCGTATTGCTCTAATCCAGCCTTCGCTAGACCGTCAACAGTAATACCCTCTCCAGCCCTTTCGCGTATGTAATCATACATAGCAACAGGGTTGCTGCCCTGTCGTACAAGATCTTCAAATGCTCTATTCAGTTGTTCTAGGTTTTTTGTCGACAGTAATCGCGAACTAATTCCCTTGTGCTCGGTACCTAACAACACACCAATGTATGGGTTTAGTGGAGACCCATTAGAGCCTCCACGAGTAGGTAACCCCGCAGCTCTTAGGGCAGCCTCTG